CGATTATTGGGTTTTGATTTGGGGTTTGATGTTCACAATACTGTCACTATGTGTTCAATCATTACTGATACTGCATTTATGTTTTCGTCTCTTAAGACAATGTCCGTGATTGATTATTTAAAACCGGATGGGATGGATCGCAAAATAAGCCAGATGAACAAATTCTTTCGTCGTCTGGTTACACTTTTGATGGTCACAACATTGATGGTGTTCTTCCTTCCATCAGGTCTGATGTTTTATTCAACTTCAGATTCCATCCCGATCGTAATGGCAACAAATTCACAAGTCAGACCACCCGTACTAAACCAACCTCAGTCTACATTTCTACCTTCTTTTTTAAACATGCCCCTCCTCGAACAAATTATTGTGATCCTGCTGCACCCATTGCTGCAGTTCTTAAAAGAATCGGTAATGCGGATCTCCCTGCGTTGGATGGAAAAATTCTTAGTGAGTTTTCTGAGTTTGTTCGTGATTGGTTACTTGCGAACATTGTTCCTCTCGTCGAAACGACTGATTTTTCGGTCGAAACCTGGTTAGCATCCACCTCTTATACTGAAGCAGACAAGATTCATCTGCGGAAAGTAATGTATATGTTTGAATCAACCCACGCCGATTACGCGCAATCAATTCCATATTTATTAACCCATCCCAAAATTTTTAAACGATTTTCCAAACTCTCTTGTTTTATTAAAGACGAGGCTTATAGTTCATTTAAATATCCTCGTGGTATCTTCAGTCGTTCTGATCTTATGAAGATTGTTCTCGGTCCCATTTTTAAAAACATAGAAAATATAGTTTTTAAACATAAGTACTTTATAAAGAAAATACCGATGATCGATCGGCCCAAATTAATGCAAGAAACACTTACTGGCCACATTATGAGTAGTGATTTTTCTTCTTATGAATGTAGTTTTAATAAGCATATGATCCAAGCATGTGAAATGCAACTGTACGATCATATTCTTCGCAATGTACCATCTGGTTCTTTGATGGTGGAGTTCATTAATAAAGTGTTAGTTGGTGAAAACCGACTATTTTTTAAATACATGTCGACTTCTGTTTATGCACGTCGTATGTCAGGGGAAATGAATACCTCTTTAGGAAACGGGTTCACAACCCTCATGATTTATTTATTTCTTTCGAAACGCCTTGACAACCCGGTTGATGGATTTGTTGAAGGTGACGACTCAATAATGAGCTTTTCTAAACCCAATTTACCCACTAATGCCATGTTCGAAGATTTGGGTTTTAACGCTAAAATAGAATACCATGATGAATGGAATACAGCTTCTTTTTGTGGGTTTGTTGCTGATTCTGATACCCTTAATGTCCAGGGTGACCCTGTATATAGTTTGTTTAATTTTTATCACATCAATTGTAAATATATTAATTCTAAAAAACAAAAATTAGAACAGATCTATCTTGCTAAGGCTATGTCCATGAAAGCAAGTTTTACTAATTGTCCCATATTGGGGGCTTTTGCTGACTCCATTATTAAACGTTATGATCATACGACACCTAATTTTGAAGCAGGTGATCGTTATTTTAAAGAAGAGAG